ATCCTTGAACTTAGTAAAGTCTGCTTCTTGGCAGCAAACTATTTTATCCCCTTTGATTGCCAGGCAATAGGGGCAGTAGTGTATGTCTGAGAAATGTTCAGAATACTGTTCAAATAGTGTTTTCATTAGTGGAAACTCTCGTAAGCCATTGTCCACAGAACATCACCCGCCAGATCGGTAAGTTTATTCAACTCATCTTCTGTCAATGGTGTTCCATCTTCATAGCATCCACTTGAAAAGTAGGCATCAGCAAAGTCTGGAAAGTCCCTGCTATCTACTCCATCTACTTCTAGGTCTACAACCTTTTTTCCATTAAGAATTGGCATTATTCGCCCCTCGCTTTCATCATTGCGTCTGCCATAGCGTAAGCATTGATTGAACATTTTAGATTTGCATCTGGATGTGGCATTCCAAAAAATGTTGTTTCAGAATCTATGCGAATAAATTCTTGCATAGCCTTAGCCGCAAAGTAGTCACGCAAGGTCATTCCATTCCACGTAGGCAAATGCTCTTCATACTGGCAAGGAAAAGCTGGTTGATGTTTCATATTCACTCCTGTAGGTTTATTAAAATGTGGGTTTTTTGTTGCCCACACCGATAATGTGCCACATGGATTCCTGAATTTCTACTAGGGTTTTCCCGTATTTACGCAACTTTTTTCTATGCTAATCTAAAAAGACTTGTCCTATTAATAAATAGTCCCTCTGTCCCCTTTCCCCTTCTCTTCCCTCTTATGAACATCGAAAAAATTGAACTCCAATGTGCTGAAACCTTGCTTGCTTATGCAGAGACAATGGCTGACGCTTACACCAACCAACCAGAGGACACAGAGGCTACTTTGACCGCTTTAATTGGCAGAACACTAGAACTACACCTAAACCGCAAAATCAACCTGGAGAACCTTTACAAATGACCCAAGAAGCAGTTATCAGAGCATTACAAAATGGCCCACTTACTTCCTACCAAATAGAGGACTTAACTGGCATCCCAAGACTATCCATTGCAGCTTGTTGCACAAAGATGAGCTATAAGAAGAAATTAAAAATTGGGAAAATTAAGTTGGGTCGTTCTTGGGTTTCTCAGTACACGTTAGAGCCACACATGATTGAGGCTGAAAAGGTAGAAGAGCCTCGTGATCTGCTAAACCCTTTTGACATCAGAAACGCTAAAGGAATCTTTACTAAGTCTGAATATGCGTCTATGAACGCCCAAGCTATTCGTTTGTTTGGCAGAAAACCAACAAATGAAATTACCAACAATCAATTTATTTGATACAATGTTTTGAAGCATGGATAGATACGAAGTCATGAGCGTATCGAAAAGAGAGCCTCCCCTCCTTCCATTGTTTCTTTTTGCAAGAGGGAGGACAGAGCGAGGAAAATATTATGGCTACCAAAGTCGACATCTGGATGCCGCTATACATAGCGGATTACCTTTCTGCAACCTCAAGGTTGACCACAGAACAGCATGGTGCATACCTGTTGCTCATCATGGATTATTGGAAAAATGGCGCACCGCCTGACAATGACCAAGTTCTTGCACAGATAACAAAACTATCTCCAGATGCTTGGAGCAATGCTCGGACTATGCTTCAACCATTCTTTGAAGTACACAATGGTTTGTGGGTTCAGCATCGAATTGAGACTGAAATGGTCAAAGCCAAACACAATAAACAAGCAAATGTTAAACGTGGGAAGGCTGGCGCTGAAGCTAGATGGAAGGAAAGAAATGCTCCAAGCATAGATGAAGCATCCTCGGAGGTATGCTCGGCAGATAGCACATCACCTTCACCTTCACCTTCACCTACATCTAAACCTTCACCAATAAAAATACATACGCCTGAAGGCGTTTCAGATTCTGTTTGGCAAGAGTTTGTTTCTCATCGTAAGTCAAAGAAGGCTCGTGTCACTCAGTTGGTTATTGATGGCATACAAAAGGAAGCAACTATTGCAGGGTGGTCGTTGGAAGACGCATTGAAAGAAACCATTGTCAGAAACTGGCAGTCTTTCAAAGCTGATTGGGTTAAAGACGAAAACCTAAGCAAAACTGGTCAAATGAACCAAAGAGTTATCTCTGGTTTAACAAGAGGTTTAATCGGAGGTGGCAATGTCAAACTACTCGGAAACTGATTTCTGCACAGCAGATCAAGGATTAGATTACATTTTTGCGAGAATGATGGCAATCTTTGGAACACCATTTAATCGGCACTTTGATGGCATAGACCCAGAGTTTGTTCGTCAAGAGTGGAAAAACCAACTAGGTCGATTCCTGACATACCGCCCAAGCATGGACTTTGCTATTGCCAAACTAGAGGGTGAGTTTATTCCGAGTGCCATAAAGTTTAGGAATTTATGCAATGCTGGCCCTGCAATTCCTGTTAAGCCTGTAGTTCAGATTGAACGCAAGAAAACGCTGCATGAGCAAATTCAAGCCGACAAAGCCAAAGCAGAAGCCTTAGCCAAGTTTGCTCAATTTAAAAAGCAATGGAATGACCATGAGCCACTATGAAGCTCACATCCTGTTAGACAAAGTTAAAGATGGAGTCCCCTTTCCACTTCACCTGATAAACAAAGCATTGGAGTTAACTGGTGACTTGGAGCAGGCGTAATATTCAAGGCCCAAGCGATAGGGTGATCCTTGAGCAAGCAGAAGCAAGGGAACTCTACCGCACTTGGGAAACAAACAAAGACAGAGATTTTGTGCGTGGCAGATTAGAGAGAGCCGAAAGAATCTATGGCATAGGTGCTAGAGACAGAATCCGAGAATATATGAATCGAATCAAAGATGGGACATTACTATGAGGAGAGCCGCCCGTGTTGACGCTAATCAAGAGCAAATTATCAGTGTGCTTCGTGCCGCTGGTGCAGTGGTTTGGATTATTGGTTTACCTGTGGATTTGCTTGTGGGATATAAAAACCATACTTTCTTGGTAGAGATCAAAACAGACTCTAAAAAGAGATTAACAAAGCTACAGGCAGACTTTTTTGAGAATTGGTGTGGCGGTACTTTGTGCAGAATTGACAACCCCGAAGCCGCATTAAGAATGATTCAGACATTAGGGTAAATCCCTATGGTATTACGCAAACAATTTGATAATATTTAATTTTAAACAGGAGTTAATGATGAACACATGGGAATTTGACACATTGGTAGGTGCGGGTAGCGAAGTCGTAACAGTCGTTTACGAATACGAGCAAGACCTAGATTCCACCTTTAACGAGTCTATTCGGGAAGTTTGGTTTGAGGGTCGCAACTGCATCGGTTTGTTTAGCGATGAGTCATTCAAAGAGTTGGAGTGCGAAGCTGCAATGCGGTTTCAGCATCACAAACTCAACTACAAAATGGAGGATGTATGACACAAGATGAGGTTTTATCTGCATTGCACAAAGTAGTAGCAGAAAACATGAACTACACAACTTGGACTGTATCAACACCGCACTTGGTTGCTTTGGTCAACTTAGCCATTGAGCAAGAGCGTGAGGCTTGTGCAAAAGATTGTGAAAGCATCAACAGCATTGAAGATTTTTACGGAGAACGGCCTGAGTTAATCTGTGCTGGGGCCATTAGAGCAAGGAAACAAGCATGACCAAAGACGACATTGTTAAATTGGCAATAGAACACACTGTAAGCGGTCTGAAGTTTGATGAAGATGGGCTTGTGCGCTTTGCCAAACTGGTAGCAGAGCATGAACGCAATGAAATAATCGAAATTTTGGATGCTTCAACTGGCTATGTTCACATGGATGCAATCAGGGAAAGAACATGAGCGATAACCCACACAAGGCGGTGCAATTCCTGATTGACACTGCACCCCTTTACAGCAAGGCCAAGGCCACTAGGATGTACTTAGAGGAATTCAGGAAAAGCCGCAAGGCCCAGCTCATGAGCCAGGCAGGGACTGAAGTGCTTGGAAAGCAAGAAACCTATGCCTATGCTCACCCTGATTACATTCAAATTTTAGAGGGCATCAGGGAAGCGGTCGAATTAGAAGAGCGTTACCGCTGGCTTATGACGGCTGCACAAACCCGCATCGAGGTGTACAGAACCGAGCAATACAGTGCTAGGCATGAAATAAAAAACACCCAATAATGCAATCAAAGAACAAACCTAAACCGAGCGCAGGGGAAAGGCTGCACATTGCCAAAATTAAACTCATGTCATGCATTATTTGCGACTCACCACCACCGAGCGAATGCCATGAAATAAACCAGGGCCAATGGTTTACATCGATGCCATTGTGTGCTGATTGTCATCGGGGAAGCTTAAACGGGATACATGGTCAACGTAGATTATGGAGCGTCTACAAAATGGACGAATTGTCAGCATTAAATGAAACCATCCGCAGAATATGCGAAGAGATGCCCCTAAAAAGCATTAAAACCCCGTTTTAGGCGTTTTTTATGATCGGTGCATAGTAGGGTAGCATAAACCAAAAAAAAGCCCGTAAAGGCTTAAATTTTAGGCAACAAAAAACCCGCTCATTAGGCGGGTTCTAGGTTTATCGTTTTCCTGAAAGTATTCTAAGGATTAGGGCTGCAATTGCATAAATCATTTATTTCCCTTAAATTGTGCAGCAACCACAGCATGGCGCATCGATGCAGCGACCACGTTTATTTCGGTAGAAGGTAGAAGGCCCGTTCTCACCGATGAAGGTAATAGTGTCCGAATCGGGTTGTAGTTGTGCTGTTTTATTGCTTGTGTCATACAAAATATAGTCCCCTGGCTTAATAAGTGCGCCAGATAACTTACATTTACCAAAATACTTTGCTTTCATTGTTTTAAGCATAGTGAACACCCCTAATTTGAACAAAGCCGCCATTGTCTTTTTTTGCTTTTCCTTTAGCATACAAAGCCACAACTACTGATTTTGGCTCTATATGGCGGACGTCGCTGTTATCCCCGTCAATAACGCTCCAGCCACGAAAACTAGAAGGGATATCGCTTTGCTTTTGGAAAACTACAGCTGTACGAGAATTATTAGGGTTAGTCAGCCCTTTAATTGATATCGGTTTTGGGGTAATGGCTGAAAAACTATATGTAAGATCATAATTACCCGCTGTTTTCCCTTCTAATTTGCGTGAAGGGTGTTTTGTATAGTCATAAAACTGTACGTCAGGGAATAACTGAAAAATTGTTTTTCCATCATGCACAATAATATTTTCAAAGGCGATATCACTTGTACCATTGGGACGCACTAAAGGGTTTAAATTGATGCGCTTTGCTTTGTTAGCCAAAGACCAAATATCAGCGCACAAAGAGAGCATGAAAGCTTCTTGATTATTGTAAAAAAACTGTGTTTTTGATTCCCTGGCTTTTTGTACACTGTTAAATGCGCCACGCCCCGCACTTTTTAGGCAACCCTCGAAGCAGCCAGCCAGTTTAGCCAAAGGGCAAAGTATTTCATCGGGTACAAGGTAGACAATACCCGTCAAATAACCGATCTTTTCACCCTTAATTGTTTTTGCTGACGACTCACCCAAAATTGTTTTGTAAGGTAAGCCACGAGCAGCCAGAATTGTTTTATATGGATTTTTCATTATTGACACCTATGAACAGTTAAAAAATACAATTCTAGGGGCGCAAAACCCCTAGTAAATTGGTGAAAACCCTAGTTATTTGACTAAAACGTCAAAATAAGACAATAGACCTATGCAAAGCATTAGGCCAATGACAATGGCAGCAAGGTAATCCATAAAAGTGTTTTTCATGGTTTAGCCCCTTTTATAGTGGATAGGACGCTCATACAAACCCCGTTCATCTCTATAAATTGAGACGTAATAGCCGTATTTTGACCCGTCGTCATAAGTTAACCCGATGGTTTGCCCGTATGCAATAGGGGTGCAAGGCCATGCATGGGAAAGGTTTTCAGCTTCTAATGCTTCGCTGAGTGTAGAGAAAAAGTTTTGCTTCATGTTGACGCCTTTTTGTTACCCGTTCACTGTGAACGTATAGCAATTATCGGGTTAAAAAACAAAAAAACTATTAGGACAAACCCTAATAAAGTACAATTATTTTAATTTAATTCTTTTAAGGTTAGACAATGGCCCGCCCGCCTAAGGTAGATACAGTGCAATTTAGACGAAAACTAGACAATCCTAAGCTGCAAATTCTATTGAGTGCTGGACAAGGGAATATTAGTCAGGGTTTTGAAAACCTATTGAGCCTTTACCATTACTTGCATTGCCTGGGATATAGAACAGATAGCCCCTTAGAATCAATCGGGTTAGTAACTAACCTAAACGAAAAGAAAAGGGATAGCCCTAACCATGTCAATCAATAGGGAATAAGGTAAGGGATAAGACAAGGGATAGATAAGGCTAGATCAATTCAAGTACATCAAATTAGGTGCATCCGCTTCTTA